CCTTCCTCACTTGGTTTTGCTGGAAGATAATCATTTAGATTATGTAATCCATGTGTATCAATCGCCGCAAGTTGTTCTTCAGTCAATGCTGTTTCTTTTCTTGCCCACTTACTTGTGGAATAATCTGCGTATTGTCCTTTAGTTGTTTTTGCTAAACGGAAGTCAGTACCATTAACATAATCAGTTGGTAGGTTTTCCATTTCTGGATCCATCAATGCTGATTTAATAATGTTAAAAATTTGAGGACCAATTACAAATCTTCTAATTGGATTCTCAGGTGCTTCTTCGTTTAATGGATTTTCGTTTACGAAACCTTGGAAAATGTAAGAACGTTTTTTCCAATACTTTCTGCCCATATCTTCTAAAGATGGATCTTTAAACCAAGGTCTAACTTCAGTTAATACTGGACAATTTTCACCAAACATTTCCATACAAGGTACTTGTACAGTTGTTGGTTTTTGATCGCCACCTACAACTCCAGGGAATGTAAGTCTGATCATTTGTCGTTCTACCCAAAAGAACGTGTTATTTGGATCAGAGTCAGGTAAGAACCTTAACAAGGTGCTTGTTCCTTCGTCTATATTCCAAAATGGGTAAATTGCGTTATCGCTTTGAGCTGGGGAACTACCGCCGGATTTGGATTCCATAGATTGTAGTTTTGCTCTTATTTCTGCTAATGAGGCCATAATGTTTCTCCTTATATGTATGCCATGTTCGTAATACTTTCATATTACTCTGCCTTAATTATATTGCCATGATGCAAAAAAGTCAAGTACTTTTTTACAACTATTGGCCATTTCTGGCCAACAAATTTATTTATCTTTAAATGCTGATTTTACTCTGCAAATTGGCTGATAAACACTTCATATGCTTCTGCAACATCCATAGGTGTTGACTCTGTATATGAATTGTTATTAGCACTTAATAAACAACTTTTTATAGTTCCGTATTCAAACTGACTAAGTTTTCCACCGTTACTAACTTTGCTACTCAAATTTTGTAAATAATTTGATAGTCTTTCATCTTTTGCTGTTTGGCCTAACATACTTACCTGGTGTCCAAGTTTTGCGTTAGGATTTTCGAAATCCATAACATCTGTTTCTGTTAAACTATCTTTTAGTCCAGCAAAATTTTCTGACTCAACTGCTTTTGTTATATAACTTTCAAAACTTTTCTTTCTGCTAATTAAATTTTTTAAATTATCTGTAACATTTGCAACTTTGTCATCAAAATGTGTTTCAGTAAATTTACTTTCAATATCTATATCATCTGTAAGTACTTCTACAGAAGTGTAATCGTTTAAACTTTCTACTGCGTTGGCGTAACTTTTTACACCTTGTAATCTTTTAAAATAACTTTTTATTTCCTGAATATTTTCCACAGCCAGTTCTACAATCTCTTGATTATCTTCATTTACTAATTTAGAATTTTTAACATATCTTACAAACTCGCGGAGTTGTCTGTAATCTTTAGCCATTTCTGTAATAGTTTGTCCAACTGTATCAAAAGTTTCACCACCATTATGTATATGTCTAGCCATAGCTCTTGCCATTGCTAAATTGTTTTCAGGCAATTTAAACATTTCCTGACCACGTTTTATATACATACTGTGGATATCTCTACTTCTAGCACCACGTTTTTCTTCATCTATAGCCTTTTTATGTCTTAAAACAATCTTGACTTCATCTATTCCCTGATAACTGGACTTAGATGAGCCTGAAAGTTTATTAAAACTAGCCTCCATTACATCTGCCATGTCTTTCTCCGCACTTTTTTTGACGTTCATTTCTTCGCCTTTGGGTTTGATTTTTCTGTTAAAAATTTTATAATCAAAACTCATTAAATAATCTTGAGCTAAATCCTTAATCATATCTCTTACAGGCTCTTCTGATAAATCCTCACTTGTTGCTAACATAATTGTTTTTTCTGCTAGGTCCAATCTTGCTAAAAGATTAGGATCTTGTACAGCAAAACGAGTTGCTTCTTGAGGATTTATTACTAAATCACCTTCTTTATTATAACTTCTTACATTATACCCAAATCCTTTGAGTATGTTAAAAAGTTTTTCTGATACTATTTCGTAATTAACTGCCATACAACTATTTATCGTTTTTGGCTACAAAGTCATCTACATATTTTTCAATGCCTTTAAGATATTCTGCCTTAGTGTGTATTCTGTAGTATGTATAAAAATTTTGTGTAAGTATTGTACTCATTTCTTTAAGTGTTGTACACCATTTATCATGACTCCAATTGCTTAATTCTAAAAATAAACTATTTAATTTTTCTGTTTTTTCTTCAGGATCATCTATAGTATCATAACTTTCGTCCCACCACTTATCAAATGTTTTAAATCCATAACTTTTTAACACTTCTAAACTTCCTGACGTACCTGCTATAACAAATGGATATAAATTTTTTAGAGGCTTGTTAATTTTTTCTGTAAGTATGCCTCCTCTTTCTTGAAGTCCAAACTCTGTTTCATAAACAAACTCACAATACCCTTTATTATAAAGTTTGTTGTCTATAAAAAAAGTCCACAAAGTATTAATATTTTGTGTTTCTCCATTTGGATTTTCTATTTTATTATGCCAAGGTAAAGTTTTTTTAAAAGTGTAATTATTGTTGGGAATAAAGTCATTTACATCTTTTTCTGTACTATTAAAAGATATAATATTATCTTCTAGTAGATTATTTGTAAAAACAAATTCTGCAAAATCACATCTGTGTTTTCTGGGTCTGCTATTAGTAGCAATTAATTTAAATGGTCTGTGCTGAGGATTTTCTAAATTTTTTGTGTTTTTATGATACTTTTCCATATCATTGTCGTAAAATTCTACACCTAATGATAGGTTACATGTTATAGTATCTATATTTAAAACTTTAGGCGGGTTGTAATTATTCACATTTAAAACCATACTTTCAGTATTTAAATTATATTTTTTAATTGTATTTTCTAATACATTGTAAAAAATTCTACATTCATTATTTTTAGTGTTTTGTAAAGGATATGAATGCTCATAAACATTATCTAAAATAATTAAACATTTGTTATTTTGATTATCTAAAACCACATCTTCAGGTATGTCAAAAGTATCTTGTTCTGTTAAAATTTTTGTAGTGAATATTCTTGGTGCAATTAAAATAGGAAAAGCATATACATTAGTATCTTTATGCTGATAAATTTCTATTTTATTTGTAGGTACTTTATATAATGGTTTATTATCTAAATTAAAAATCTTGATATAATCATTATTTTTAATAATTTTTAAAATTTGATCTTCTGTATATCCATAAGGACATAATACTTTTTGTCCAGCAATACTAAGATATTTTTTAGGGTAAAGTTTAATTTTTGGTGTGTGTTGTAGTATTTTGTATTCCATATTTTTTCTTTTAAATTACTGGTAAAGGTTGATCATAATCATCACCATCATCGTCATCAAAACTATTCCAACCAAGTCCACTGCTTACAGCATTGTAAACATCGTCTTCAAATGTGCTTATATAATCAACCATACGCAAGGCTAACACCATACTCATTACTAAGTCATCTGTTTGCCCTGGTTTTGCTTTGAATGAATTAGCATTTGATACAAAGTTTTTTAATTCACTTACAATAGGTTTACTTTTTAAAAATAGTTTATCTTGCTCTATAAGTCTTTTAAGTGTAAGACAGGATTCAATTTTGCTTTTATGTGTAGTATGATAACCTCTTCTTCCTTTTTTGCCCTGTATTTTTTTAGGCTCATGCAACATTTCACCTGGGAAGTTTTCTTCACCTGTGTCTCTTATTACAACTAGAGCCGCTTCTCCTATGGCATTATTTTCTACAGTCCAATATGTCATAGCACCATCTGTTTGCTCTCTGATATAATGAAGGATTTCCATAACTACTCTCATTTGTCCTTCTATAGGAGTTTTATTATGACACCATTCTCCTACCTGAGTCATACTAGGTACTTCTAAAATTTGTATGGCGGCATTGTCACCACCTGTTCCAGTACTTGGATCTAAACTTACCACATAAGTAAAATCAGGCGTAGGATGTTTGTACCAACGGACTTGGCCGCTACGCAAAACAGGATCTACACCTTTCATTTCTAAAAGTTTAAGAGGATCTATAAGTGTTTCATCATATATAACAAATTCACATTCATGCTCACGTTTAAATCTTTCTTCTCCTATTCTGCCACGTTCTTCAGTTGCCCAATTGGCATCTCTATCAGGGTGTTCGTCCCATGTAGCCAGTAATGGCTTAAAACCATTTATACCTACTTCTTGTTCATTACCGTGTTCATCAAACAATTTATTTGCTTGTTGCCAAATCATAGCAAAAGTGTCTTCATCACTATTAGGTGTACTAGTAATAATACATTTACCACCTGTTGCTAATGTGGGGGATAATGCTGTCCAAAATTCACTTGCAATACGTTGAGGTACAAAAGCAAACTCGTCTAAGTACACTAATGTAAGCGACATACCCCTACCAGTATTTTCTGTTGTAGTGGCGGCAACAATTCTGCTACCATTATCAAAACTTATACTACCTTTATTGTATTCTGTTACACCTGCTCTAATATGATCAGGTACACTTTCGTATGCATATCTAATACGTTGCATAATTTCTTGAGCACCTGCCTGTTTATGTGCCGCAACTAATATAGTACTATCAGGTTTAAACATAGCATACCACAACAAGTATCCTGCCGCCACAGTAGTTTTACCCATCTGTCTGCCCAGCATATTGATACTGTATCTGTGATTATTATAATTTTCTATTAGATCTAACTGGTAACTAAAAGGCATAAAGTCTATACCACCTTTTGTAGGATGTTGTATTTTGACATGATGTTCCATAAAATATAGAGGACCTGTGTCTGGATTAGCACAGTTCTTAAAATCTTCTATGGTATCTGGTGTATATGCTGTTTTACTATAGCCTTGTTTAACCAGACTGGTATCTGCTGTTCCTCTTGCCATAATACTATTTATTAGATAATAATTGAGGAGTTTGGTTTTTCTGTAAGATTATGTTTTGTAACATATTCGAATAGCCATTTTGCTATTGCTTTATGCCCTTCCCTATCTGGATGTTCTTTTTGTGTTTTTAGAGATGCACTTAACCCTATAAGAGCACCTGTCATTTCTTTTATTGGAATAAATCTATTATCTTTATAAAAGTTTTTAAATGCAAAATCTATAGGATCTCTATAAGGATTTTTATCAGTAATAACACTCGAATAAACCATAAAGCATATATTATTTTTTTGTAAATACTTTTTTATATAATTTACATTTTCATAAGCATAACTTATATGATCATAAAATCTATTAGGTCTTTCGTTCATCCATTTTTCTGCTAATTTTTCTGTTTTGGCTACATCATTTTGGTCTAATTGTTGCCTACTTATAGTACTGTAAAGTGGCTCTTTAACAGTAAGATAATCTCCTGATCTTCTTACATAATGTATCATGTAACCAAGAGTATCTAATTGTGTCCATTTTGACATAATTATTGGGTATGCTGTTTCGCCTTTAAAATCATTTTCTCTTATTTTAAGATTATGTAATATTCTATACCATACAAATGGTATCTCCACAATTACAAATAATCTATCAAAACTATTATGCTTTTTGTAATATTCATTACAAAAATTTATAACATCATACTTTTGCATTTCTATAGGCTTTGCTACTAAGGAATGATTCCAAACATTTTCACAGTCAGATAAATCTGCAAAAAAGTCTACCCAAGATTCGAAATCTGGTTGTTTGAGTATAGCCGTTTGTAAACCTCTGCCCCACCCAGAGGCATAACTATTTCCGTCCACATACAGATCGCTTATCATATAAGTATTTATAATTTTGTTGGTTTGATTTAAACCGATTTAGATATTTTATTTTTGAGGTAGTTAATTAAAACTTCTTTATCTGTGCTGTAGTTTGGTTTTTCATCATCATGTGGTAAACCTTTTACTACTATCGCATCTGGTTCTTCATTATCACAATCATCACATGGCTCTTCTTCATGGTCATCATGATCATTGTGATCTGGTGTGTCGTCTACTTTACCACTTTTTTCAAAATCAATACCTGCAAGTCTTAAAATGTCATGTAATTCGTCCATGCTGTCAGCATTTGCACTAACAGTAACACTTGCATCACCTTGTTTTTTAGTTTTGCTGTATGTGACAGTTTCTTTTTCTTCATCCTGTCCAGGCATAGCATAAGCCATACTCTCATCTATATCTTCATATTGCTTACTATTGTTTAATAAAGGTAAAGGCTCGCCTTTAATTTGTGCTGAGCTTTTAAAATCTGGTACTTCTTCTGCACCTTTGCCTTTATCTTCGCCTTTATCTTTATAAATATTTCTAGCAGTATCAACTTTTTGTACTGCGGCTGTTCCTGATGCAATCTCAATAGCAACACTTTTTTGAATTAAATCTAAAATCGCATCTGAAAATTTTCCTGCTGGAAGTCCTTGACCTGCTTGAAGTCTTCTCATACCCTGAATAACTTGTTGAGCTTTCTGGTTGTCTCCACCCATAAGTCTTAATATTGCAGGTAAATTTTTAGATTGTATTTGTGGTGCTTCTCCACCGCCTGTTGCTTGAAATTCGTCTAGTTTCATTATAGTATTCCCTTTAAAGATTGACTATGGTTAGAAACTTGTTTTGTGTTCTCAGCACCTTTACCCATATTAACACCTTTTGTTAGGTCATCATATGTTGGTGCAAGGTTATCGCCCATTAATTCGTCTTTACTTGGATAATTTCTAAAGTAGTCTGAACCTTTTTCTGCTTTAATTTTTGCTAATTCATCTAAGAATTTTTTATTATATTCTTCACCAAATAATGCTTCTGAAAAATCTAATTCTTTATTTTCTGCTTCATAATGCTCAAATGCTTCAGCACCATCTCTCATATCAATATTTTCAGGATCTATTTCAACATTTCTATCAACATCGTTTGCTTGTCTTTCTGCTGTTATTTCTGCTTCAAGCCTTCTTGGCTCTTTAACACCATAACAAAGCACTCTTTCGTGATCAAGTCCCATATTAACTGCTAACCAAACTTCAAGAATTCTTTCGTTTACTGGATATTTTAAAATAACATCTGAACTACATACTTCTGAAGTAAATTGTACACCTTTAATACGGCTAAATTCCATTGGATTTTCTTGGATTGGAGTTCTTTTGAAAGGAGTAGCACTAACAAAGTTATACTTGGCTAGACATTTTTCTAAAATGTCCATGTGATCATTACCACAATCTGCGGCAATTTTAATTCTGTATCCGTATTCTTTACTAAATGCTTCTGCTATGTATTGCTTTAATTCCATTAGAAACTCCAAATTCTATATAATGTTATTTATCATTTTTCACATTTTCATCTTTAATTATTCTTAAAAGATCATTTCTGTCAAAAACAGTAGCAGTAACACCCTCAGTTTCACCAGAACCTTTATCACTAAATTTATCTATTCTAGCCTTTTTAAGCATAAGGTCTATTTGTTGTAACTTTGCTTTTGTTTTGGCATCACTGGCGTCTAAGGCTATTTTTAGCATATTACTTGCCTCTGCAAACACTTTACCAGCCGCCATATCACTGACATTCATACCCAGTTGCATTAATTGTTCATAACTTTCAATAGCCTTTTTGGCTATCTCGTTCATTTCGTCTTCGTGATCTTCTAGCCCTTTTATTTCTTTAAAAGCAAGATTAATTTTTTCACTTACACTTAATGCATTCTGAGTTTCCTCTATCTCTGCTTCTGTTTCCACAATAGTAGGTTCAGTTTTGGTAACCTCTTCAATAGGGGGCAGATTGAACTCTTCTTCCAATTTCTTTGTCATAACACTATTTATTACTTGCGTTTACGAGCTACTCGTTGTTTAGGCTTACGTGGTTTGTTATTTCTGAATATTTGGTCTTCGTTAATGACTTTAAAACGAATTCCTTTACGTTGACACCATTCTTGTGCCGCTGTCCATTTTGCGGCATTTACGGCAGTTTGAATTGCATCTCCTTGGCTTCTGGCGTTTCTAAGACTAGTTTGAGTACTGGGTTTTATCTCAATAAGTTCTACATGATTATGGCCGTCTCGATCTGTGTATTGTATCATAAAGTCAGGAACATAATTGTGATACTTTCCGTCTAATGGACTTCTGTAAGGTATCTTGACATTTTCACTTGCCCATTTAGTAATGTTAGGATGAGTATCACACATTCGCATAAATGCTAACTCCCAACTACTTCTGTAGGTAGGCTCTTTGGAACCAACATATTTTGCACTTTCCTGGACTAGGTATTTGCCTTGCATAAATTTTTTCATAATTTATGCCTTTATTAATGTGCTGACTGAACTCTTGGAATTTTTTAGTGGGACTACTAAGTTTACCCTGTTACCAACAGGACGTAATGCATTAATGGCATCATAGGCATCTTTGGTAATTTTTAATGTATTAGTGGTTAATTCAAAAAATTCAAAAGGATGGATACCTTGTTTTTCTGAAACTTTTAAAAGTACAATACTTAATGCATTAGCATTTGCTTCAGAAAATCCTGAACTTTCTAGTCTAAGTTTTACTTGTTCTAAAAGAGGACCATTTAAATTTTGATCTATATCTTCTTTTTTAAAACTTCCTAAAATTTCTGCTGATGCTTGTGGTAAGGCAAAATCCACTGTGGAATTTTCTAAAAATATTGTAAGTACTTCATTAAGTACCTGATAATTCCTGCTGTTACCAAATGTTTCGTATAAACTTTGACTGCTCATTATGTACCTCCGTCGTCATCGAAACCAGCACCACCTTCACTGTCACTTCCTGAATCAGGTCTCCAACCTAATCCTGTAGCCGCATTATTAATTCCATCTGTAACAACATCACCAAGGTCAACTTGTAAATTTGTATCAGAGTCGACTCCAAATTTACTAAAAATTGTGTCATCACCAGGATTTTGTATGCCTTGAACAACCTCATTTGTTAATCCGCCTAACAGAGCATCTTTAACATCTCCACCATTTAATGCGGCTGTTAATCCATTATCTAATATTCTGCCAAAAGGACTATCATCAAAAAAGTCTGATACTTTGTCTAAAAAACTACCTGCACCTGAACTTGTGACTTCTTCTCTTGTATCATAAAACTCATTGGGTTCTGTAGCAGGTGTGACCATTTGATCACCAAACTGTGTAAACACCTGAGTTGCTCTGGGTCTTTCAACGATTCCTGTAATATCAGTAGGTTTTTCAGTTGCTACAGGCTTACTGATGTTTCTTGAACCTGGTAGCTCTACACCATCCATTCTTTCAAACCTATCTAAATCTGATTCGCCAAGATCAAAATTAAGTGTATCATGTACTGTGAAATACTCATATTGTAAACTTAGATTAAAATCTTTAAATCCGCTATCTGAATAATCTATGTCACCAAAATTTATAGTAGTAATAACTGGATTAACTAAACTGTACTGAACTCCTTTATCTGCATGATAAAGAATTATATCTATTCTTTCAAAAAAGTTTTTAGAATAACTTGGAGAATATCCAAATGCATCACTGTCAAAACCTTTAGATGTACTATCTGTTGCATGTTTAGTTTCGCTATTGTATGCTACAAAACTTTCATGCATCTGCTCAAAAGTAACTTCTCTACCAGTCATTTTGTTTGTTGCATCTCTGAAATTATATGTAAAGTATTTCATTAATACAGTAAGCCACTCATTTTGTATTGTGTCAAAAATAGTTAAATTTATTGGAGCATATTCTCTACCAGTGGTAATAATTCTTTTTCTGTTGAATGAATTTTTTATTTCTGTATTAAATGAAACTTCAGGTAATTGAGCTGTTCTTATTAATGAGCTTAATCGTGTTCTTAATTCAACACTATCTCCCAAACCTAAAAAATTATCATCCAATAAGGTTCTGTTAGGTACAAAATTTATGTACCCTTGGAACTTTTGTCGCGGAGGAGCGACATCTGGTCTGAATTGATAGGCGTTGCGAAAGTCCTTTGCATAGAACCTTCGCCCGCCACCGAATTTAAGAAACTGCATTAAGCACTCCTACTGGTATTAACCTAAAGTAGTAGAGCCTGTACTTACTGTTTCTGGGAATGGATCTCCACCAACTACTCTTCCGTTGACATCGTTGTCACCTTCGAAGTGTACTGCGTTATCGTATCTAATGGTCATTATAACCTGGATAGGATCACTTGCCGCATAGTCGGAGTCACTGTAATCAACCTGTGTTAAAAAACATCCTTCTAAGAACCAAACTTCAGAAGCACCTGCATTGACACCATCTAAAACTTCGATTTGACAATCGAATTTGTAATCACTACCTGAAGCAGGTGTTGATTGTTGGAAATGGTTTAATTGTCTTTGAACTTGTGCGCCAACAAGTTTAGTTACTTGGTTTTGGATATCGTCCCTAACAGTTAAAGTAATTTGTTCCCAAGCATGTTTGCCTTGAACATAGACTCTTGAGTTATAACTATCAATTACTTGCTCTTCATAACTAATTTTTGGTCTTGTTACGTTTTGAACGTTTTGTGTTAAAACCTTAGTTTCAGCACTACCACCAAATTGGTTAAGCAAACTAACTCTAAACCTATATTTAAGTTTGGGCATTAATACCCCAGAACCAGTATTACCGGTTAAGGGTACACCAAATTTACTTTTGGTTTCTGTTGTTGCACTATCTACTGCCATGTTGTTCTCCTAGAACTAATTATATATTAAAGTTATTACTTCAATTATACGAATATTTATCTGATCTAAGTTAAAAAAATTAACTGGTGTTTTAATTAAAGTCATAAAAAAGGGCGGAAAAACCGCCCTTTTAATAGTTAAATTACTAGATTAACCAGTTTGTCCCAAAGTATTTTGGATTCTGATAGGTATGTAAATAAATTCAACTGCTTTGACTGGCTGTATAGCAACGTCAATGTGTAATTCATTTCTATCTATTCTTGCTGGTGTATTATTTGAAGTATCACATACTGTGATAAAGTCAAATAGTCCTCTCTGAGCAACAAGTTCGCCAAGTAGTCTATCAACTACTGATTTTGCGTTTGCTCTTGTTACTTCATCATTAGGCTCAAACAAGAATGGTTTAACTGCGTCATCTAATTGCTCACGTAGGTAAACAACTAATCTTGACACATTTACTCTATCCAATGCACTTGAAACAGGATTTAGTGTTTTCTGACCAAATACTGCTAGTCCTCTTCCTGGGAAGTTACCAATTGGGTTTACTTTGTTAATGTAAAGGTTATCTCTTTGTCCTTCACTTAAAGCAACTGGAACATACTCACTACTTGTAGAGTCTAAATAACCTACACTAGTTGCATTGTTCACTAATCCTCTTTGGAAACCTGCTGGTGCAAACCAAGGGAAAGCCACTTGGTCGTTAAATGCTAGTGTTCTCAAAGCCATATGTGAGGCAGGAACCATAACACTTGAACCGTCTAGGTTTGTTGAAAGTCCTGAAGGATAGTAAACTGCGGCGTATGGATCACTTGATACTAGACCATCTTCTCCATTTTCACCTGCATTGTTTGAGTTTGTTGCCCAATTTTTAGTACTTGTAGCATCTGATTTTAATCTAAATGGTGAATCAATAACACTGAATACAGTATTTTTTCTATCTGTACCTAAAGTAATCATTTCATCTGCCAATTCAGGATATCCAGGAACAGCCATGATATTAAATCTGTTTGTTTCATTTCTGATATCTTGATTAGATGTTACTGCTGATTGTAATTGTTTTACAACAACTGCTCTCTGAGCCTTTCTCAACATGTATGGTGAACCATCTGATCTATTACCACTGTGGTCTAACCATAAACCTGTTGATGAATCATATTTCTTAACATTACCACCACTTAATAATTTGTTCCATGCTAACATATTTGCAGGGAATAAATTTGATGATACTGCTGAACTAATTAAAGCATTACTTGAACTAGAACTTCTAAAGTCATTAAATATAATTCCATCTGGTGATACTTGGTCTGTGTTATCAACTAACACCCAAGCACTAGAGGCTCTTTTGTAAATTACTGGATAATTTTCTAAGTCACTTCCGTCAACCCAAATATCCCCATCTACTAATGAACTTACGCCATCAGATTGTAGAGTTGGTGCTGAACCTTTAACTTGAACGTCACCTGTGTAAGGTTCCCATCCAGTTGAAGGATGATTGTAAAGTATATCTACTTTTTCAGTACTTACTGAACTATCATACCATAATGTACCGTCTGCTAATGTACCTGTAATAGCACTATTTTTAGCAGTAAAGCTCAATGCTTCAAAGTTACTGTAAGCATCTGCACTAGAAAGATTTAAGTTAGAAGCACCAAATCCTGAAACGTTTCCGTCTATAACTAAAACGTCAGTACCTGCACTATTAACAAACTTAATTTTTCCTGAGTTGTTTGAAGCAACAACTGTGTTTGCAAAAGTTAAAGTACTATTTGAAGCCGCTAATGCTGTATTGATATCTTGAACCATATCATCAACACTTGCGTTTCCGTCTGAATCACCATCAGTACTAAATGTTACATCAACGTTTGACCCACTGTTAATTCTTAATGAAATACTTACTTTTCCGCTGTGACCAGTTAATGAAATATCTGTGTCACCAAGTGCGGCTGTACTCTCAAATTCAACAGTTGAATTACCATTGTGTCTTTTAGGTGTAAAAGTTGCTTTACCGTCTGCTTCGTTGGCACCTGATCCAGAAACATCAAAGTATATATCTCCAACTTCTGGGTTTGCACCATGTCTTGCACTACTAAATGCACTTGCACTAATAATAGAACTTTCAACTGTTTGAGTAGTAAACTGTGCTGTTGCACTATTATATAATTTTAAAGACCAAACAGAACCGTCGTTAAATGCATTAAGTTGTAGGAAAACATCTCCTGATACTAATGCACCACCACCTTGTCTTGCAACTGGTAAATCGCTGTGATCACCAATTTGAAAATCTGCTGAACTTTTTGCTGTTGACCATGCTGTTGTGCCTATAAGGTTCCAAGCACTTGAACTTGTTTTTTCATAAACTTTAAATGTGGAAAGTGTATTTCCTGAAACATCAAAGTAAACAACTGCAAAGTCGTTTAATGTACCGTAACCTGTTTTAGGTGTACCGTCTGATGCTAGATCTGTTGAAGCAGGAACTTTTACAGTTTGCCTTACATATTTAGAACCATCATATTTTTTGATACCAACTACAGTACTTGCTGTATCTAACCAATATGAACCATTTGCTGGTGCAGTTGTTGGTGCTGTTGCTGTAGGATCTAGATCTGCTAAATCAATATCAGCTCTAAGTACATACGCACTATTGGCTACACCAAGAAAACTGTAAGCGGCTAGTAATCCATATTCATTTTGTTCGTGTCCGTGTAACTGAGTTCCTCCACTTGATTTAAAGACAGGATTACCATAATTTTGTAATAGTTCTCTCTGACTAGAAATTCTGTAGAGTTTATCAGCGGTTGCTGAAGTTGTATATTGTGCTGTACCTGAGCCATCTGGACTACTCTTGTCTTGAGCAGTTGCAATAACTATAAGTGGTACTGAACCTGTACCAGCAGGAGAGTAAAAACTTTCGTCTGATACACTTACACTAACTCCAGGTGAAACTAATGTTGCCATAATTTTCTCCTAATTAAGATAAATTTAAATTTCTTAAATGTATTTATCTTTTCTTAGTATTTTAGGGTATTTTAGAAAATTATTGCGTATTAGGGCGTATTATACTAATTTAAGATTTTCAACAAATTCGCCTGTTTTCCAATCTCTAATTTTATTTACTTGTTGTTCTAAGTCCTGTAAAGACCCATTATTATCAATTACATAATCAACTGGATAGCCAGCCCAATTCCATTCACTTTCGTGTACGTCTCTGTACTTAGTTGTCATTATCTTCCTAGACACAACGTTCTCATGGGCCTGACTTGCTGTTTCAAACCATTCAGGTAACTCTCCACGTTGTACCCATATAATCACACCGTCCATTTTTTTAATTAAATCAAGTTCATTTCTGAATCTAGCATCACTTACAACTACACAAGGTGAATCTTCATTAAGTTTTCTCATGCGATATTCTAAACTGTTTAGCCAAATATCCTGATCAAAATGATTTCTTAAAACTTCTGTGCCCATTAGTTGTAATGCAAGTCTGGGAGTAAAGTTTGGAACACCTAATTTCCTGCTCCAAAACATATCAGGCATTTCACGAAAATCTCTGCTTTCAATACTATCGCCTTCAAGCATTTCTCTAGGCCAACCAAATATACTGGAGCATACATCTTTAAGAGGGGCCGCAAAACTATCCTGTACACATCCACGTTCTACAAACATATTGGCAACTGTGTCTTTGCCACTGCCTATAAATCCGCAAATGCCTATTATCATATTATCCTATTACAAAGTTTAACGGAATGTTGCCCTCTTCCATATTATGGATACCATCTTTAAGCATTTGCATTTCATTTTGTGCTTCACCCTTTAATGTTTCACCGTTCAACTGAATTGCTCCACCGGCTCCAGGTAATCCACTTGCATACTTACTTCTGGCTTCTCCCAACATATATTTAGATTGTGCTAATGCATATGAACCTAGCCAATTACTAGCATATACATCAGTTAAAAGAATTGACTCTGGAACAAAATTATAAACACCCACAGCAATATCTTCTTCATGTCTGATATTTCTTAAAATTTTAAGTTGCTTGG